CTTTCGAGCCATGCCCAAAGAACTTCTATTGCCTTGACAAGAATTGCCAAGGAGAAGGGTTTCATAAATTCGAAGGCGGGCTGAGTAACAACACTCGCTCGGATTGGATTTTGAACCATGTCAGTTCAACGAATGTAGGCACTCACTATCTAACTCACCCAGAGATAAGCGACAGGAAGGGAAGAGTGGATAAATCGGGAGCCAAGGGAACTGTACAAATGTACATGATTGATGATCTGGAATTGGATTCTTGTGACCTAATCCATCTTGACACAGAAGGTAATGGAACTATCGACAAGGTTATTGGTGGGGCCATGAAAACGATAGACAAGTTTTCGCCGGTTGTTGTTGCTGAGTGGGGCGGTGGTATCGATAAGCTATCGTCACTGGGCTACAAAGAGAAGTACAAGCATCACAAGAGTACTAGAATGGACTCGGTCTTTATTAGGGCTTGACGAGACCATTTTGTTGTGATATTCTAGATCAATTATATACCGCATATATTGGAGGGCCTATGGCTGACTTCTACCTAAACGCCAGACAGTATGGCGACAAGATACTTGTTAAAGCGATTGAAGACGGAAAGAAGGTAAAGTACGAAGTTCCATATACTCCATACCTGTTTGTCCCCGCCAAGGATGGGGACTACAAGTCTGTATTCGGAGAGCCCTGTAAGAAGATGGACTTTGGCTCCATACGAGACGCCAAGGACTTCATCAAGAAATACGAAGACATCGACAATTTTCAATTTTTCGGAATGACCAATTTCGTGTACCCGTTCATGAATGATCAGTGGCCGGGGCGCATTCAGTATGACCGTGATCTAGTGGACATCGTGTCACTGGACATCGAAACCATGGCTGATGATGGCTTTCCCAATCCAGAGAAGGCCGATAAGGAAGTCACGGCTATTACGCTTGGTAAGAACAGGCATTACAAGTTCCTGTCCATCAAGGATTACACCCCGCACATGAACAACGTGGAGTACATTCAGTGCTCGGATGAAAAGGAATTGCTATACCGCTTTATCGATGAGTGGCGCAAGCTTAACCCGGATGTGGCCACGGGATGGAACGTGGAACATTTCGACATTCCGTACATGGTCAATCGGATCAAGAACGTTCTGGGCAGCAAGTTCGCGCGCCTATTGTCACCTTTCAATATCATCCAAGATGCTACCCGAGAGTTCGGGGGGCGACAGGTATTGTCATATGACATTTACGGCGTCGAGATTATGGATTACCTTGCGGTCTATAAGAAGTGGTCTGGTAAGATGAGAGAAAGCTACAAGCTTGATCACATCGCCAATGTAGAACTTGGTATCGGTAAGGTTGACTACTCCGAGTACGGAACACTTCACGATCTGTACGAGAAGAATTTCCAACTGTATGCCGAGTACAACATTCGAGACACCACGATTGTCGATGATTTGGATGACAAGTTGAAGCTGATGGACTTGGTTCTGGCCCTTGCCTATGAATCAAAGATCAATTACGAGGATGCCTACACGTCTGTCAAGATGTGGGATGTGATCATACACAACTACCTTATTGATCAGAAAAAGGTCATTCCACAGTACAAAAATGATGGCGACCACAGGTTCTTTGTGGGAGCCTATGTCAAGGAGCCACAGGTGGGGAAACATGATTGGGTTGTGTCATTTGACCTTAACTCTCTATATCCACACCTTATCATGCAGTACAACATTTCACCCGATACATTCGCGGGCAAGCTGGATGAGCCATTCAACATGGAAAAGGCTCTTGGCGGGGGATATAAGAGAATTCGACACAAGCTCGGTAACCATGCCATGACACCAAATGGGTGCCTGTATCGAAAAGATCGACAGGGGTTCCTTGGCGAGTTGATGGAGACCATGTATGAAGATCGGGCAAAAATCAAAAAGATGGGGCTGGACTCGGAGAAGGAAGGCGACCACAAGTCTGCACTACAGTTCGACAAGCTACAGCTAGCCAAGAAGATTCAGTTGAACGCCGCATATGGGGCTCTTGGTAACCAGTGGTTCCGTTGGTTCAACCCCGACTATGCGGAGAGCATTACCATGTCTGGGCAGTTGTCCATTCGATGGATTGAGTACTATGTCAACCGTAACCTGTCCAAGCTGACAGGCAAAGAAGGTGATTACGTCATTGCATCCGACACGGACTCGATCTATGTCGCCATGGAAGAAGTTGTCAAGCTGGCTTATGACAAAATCCCAGATGATGAAGAAAAGGTCATCAACTACCTTGACAAGGTGAGTGAAGAGGTAATGCAGAAGATGATCGACAAGGCATATGATGGTCTTGCCGAATACGTAAATGCATATGCTCAAAAAATGTTTATGAAGCGAGAGGTCATCGCATCCAAGGGTATCTGGACGGGTAAGAAGAGATACATTCTAAAGGTACACAATAGTGAGGGAGTTGCTTATGACAAGCCCAAGCTCAAGATCATGGGTATTGAATCGGTGCGCTCATCCACTCCTATGGTGTGTCGATCCAAGATCGAAGACGCTCTTGAAATCATCATGAATGACGATGAGAAGGGGCTACAGGAATTCGTGTCGAATTTCCGTAAGGAGTTTGGCAAGTTACAGTTCCATGAAATCGCTCGCAACAGTACTCTTAACGGTCTGGAAAAATACAAGGAAAGAGATGGGAGCGCAAAGCCAAGGTGCCCCATACACGTGCGCGGGGCCTTGGTACACAACATGTTCGTCAAGAAGAACAAGGCAGAAAACACCATTGCTCTGCTACAGGACGGAGACAAAATCAAATTTTGCTACTTGGATATGCCAAACCCAGTACAAGAAGATGTTCTGAGTTGTGCAGACGAGTTGCCAGATATCTTCGGCGTCGAAGACTATATAGACTACGAGCGCCAGTTCGAAACGGTATTCGAGAAGCCTATTCGGAACATTACGGATATCTTGGGCTGGGAAATCAAAAAGGTTAACACACTAGAGAGGTTTTTCGCATGACAGATGATCTATTTGACTTCGGTTTCAGTGCCGTCACGGAGGATGAGCTTGATTCCGTACAGAAGATGAAGAAGGAGCATGAGAAGATCAAGAAAGAGCTAAAGGGGGTTGACAGCAAGGCAGAAAGGATATACAATGCCGTGTTACCACTTTTAGATAATCTTCGCAGAGACCCCGAGAAGGATTACATTTACTGGCCCAATCGGGAAGAGAAGATTGATGATTTCGAAGCGCGCCTTTCGGCAATATTAGACGGGGACGAATAATGTCAAGAAGAGATAAATTTGCAAAGAATTCTACCATCAAGGGTGCTATGGTGTTGTCGGAGTCTGACGTATTCAATGAAAAGGATATGGCCAGTACACCGATACCCATGCTTAACGTGGCTCTTTCGTCAAAGATCAATGGCGGATTGGCGGCTGGTACTACTGTCATTGCGGGCGAAAGCAAGCACTTCAAGACAGCATTCGCTCTTATCTGCGCAGCCGCATTCCAGAGAGAAAACCCGGATGGCTGGGTAGTCTTTTACGATAGTGAATTCGGGAGCCCCCCGGAATACTTCTCTAGCTTTGGTATCGATCCAGAGCGCGTATGGCACGTTCCCGTAACGTCCATTGAGCAATTGAGAACAGACTTGTCAAACCAGTTAGAGAAAACCGAAAAGGGCGAGAAGGTATGTATCGTTGTGGATTCCTTGGGCAACCTTGCATCCAACAAGGAAATTACGGATGCATTGGAAGGGAACGAAAAGGCTGACATGACCAGAGCCAAGGTCATCAAGTCATTGTTCCGTATTATTACACCCCATCTGACACTTAAAGATATTCCTATGTTGACGATCAACCACGTGTACAAGGAAATGTCCCTACACGGCAGGAATATTGTTTCGGGTGGTACAGGTGCGTACTATTCGGCTGACAATATCTGGATCGTGGGTCGCAGACAGGACAAGGCCGATAACGAGATTAAGGGGTACCACTTCATCATCAATATCGAAAAATCACGCTATGTACGAGAGGGAGCCAAGATTCCTATCAGCGTCACTTTCCGAGGCGGCGTGGCCAAGTGGTCAGGTCTGCTAGAGGTCGCGGAAGAACTTGGATATGCTCGCAAGCCAAAGGTTGGTTGGTACGAGGTATTGGATGCCGAAACCGGAGTGGTATATGGCGACAAGATGTTTAGAGCCAAGGAGCTTGCGTCCAGTGGTGATGTGTGGAAGGAGTTGTTCACCAACACCAACTTCGCAGATGCCATTCATGAACACTACAAGGTATCTTCTGGCAAGGCCATTGAAGATGAAATCGGGGACGAAGAGCTAGAGGTAGAAGAAGCGTGATAGAAGAGACAATTCTAGGCGGTCTGTTACATAACGAGGATTACGCTAGAAAAGTCATCCCCTACATACATGATGATTACTTTTCTGACCTTGATGAACGTCTTGTGTTTCGTTCCATCTATAACTTCATGGACGAATACAACAAGCCGCCAACAAAATCAGCACTTAAGATTGCCGTAGAAAAGCGGGACGATCTTAACGAAGAGCGGTACAAGAGCGTAGTCGGGCTTATCGATAAGCTTGACTATGACCCAAAGACCAGTGAAGATTGGTTCATTGACGAGACTGAGAAGTTTTGTCAGGAGAAATCAATCTACAATGCTGTTCGTAGGTCTATCCTAATTCTTGACGGCCAAGAGAAGAATCTTGATAAGGGCTCCATTCCGGGGCTCTTGTCGGATGCTCTTGCGGTGACTTTTGATAACAGGATTGGTCACAACTATGTAGAAGACGCAGCCGAGCGGTTTGATTGGTATCATTCCAAGGAAGACAAGATATCGTTTGATCTGGAATACTTCAACAAGATCACGAAGGGCGGTGTGTCCAAGAAGTCGCTGACCGTGGCTCTTGCGGGCACGGGCGTGGGTAAATCTCTTTTCATGACTCACTGCGCGGCCTTCAATTATCTTGACGGTAAGAACGTACTGTACATCTCTGCCGAGATGGACGAAAAGCGTATTGCCGAAAGGATCGATGCCGACTTGCTGGACCTTACGCTAGATGAGCTTAGGGAGGTTCCTAGGAATGTTTTCCAGACTCGTCTTGCGTCTGTCAAGAAGCGCACGACCGGAAGGCTGATTATCAAGGAGTATCCAACAG